CTCCATGACCGCAGCCGCCTCTGCCCCCTTAAGCCAGCCTTCTGCAACATCCAATGCGGCCCTGGTGTTGGTGGTGAGCGCAAGGCTCTGTTCAGCGATCGCCTGTGTCGCCTCGGCGCGAGCTTTCACGCCGGCCCGCAGGATTTCCACTTCGGCCTGACCTGATGTCACCACCTCACCGGACAACTCGATGCGTTTGCGTGTTTCGGCGATCGCAGCCTTGTCGGCGGCCGATTTTGCCTTCAGGGCGGCGATGTCCAGCTCGTCGAGGCGACGGGCTTTTTCTGCGGGCGCGAGATAGGAGGTGACCGCGCGTGTCACGCCGTCATAGGCGGTCTGGACCTGGGCGAGATCGGCGACCTTGGAGCGGGCAGCGGGATCGTCGAGCACGGCCTTCAGCTTGGCCTGCTCGATCTGGAGCTTCTTCAGGGCCTCGAAGCCCGGCGTCAGAGTGCGCGCGATGTCGCCGGCCTCGATGGAAAGCAGATTGGTCTTCGCCTCGGCAGCGAGCTTCTGGGCGCGGGCGTCATCTTCCGCCAGCTTGCCTTCCAGTTCGGCGATGCGCTTTTCGACCTGCGGCAGCATCAGCGGCGTGACGCCGGAGGCGGTGGCGTTCTCCCGCAGTTGGTCGCGCTGCCATTTCAGGAGATCGAGTTCTTCCGAACCGTTGCGCCCGTCGACGGCGCGGTTGACCGCCTTGCCCATGGCGTCCCAGGCATTCGATGCCTGTCGCGAGACGTAATCCCAGGCACGGCCAAGCGCATTGGTCGCCTGTTCGGCGTTTGCCAGCGCCGGCACCAGTGCATCGAGCAGCACCTTCTGCGCACCAGTGCGGTCGTTCTGGTCGATGAGCGTGCGGATATACTGCCGCGTCCGGTCGTCAAGGAACGACAGGCGAGCATTGAGTTCGTCGGCCCCTCGGGCGGGATCGGCGAGCGCCTTGGCCAACTGGTCGGCGCCGGCCTTGGCGTCGGTGCCCAGCGTCACAGCAAAATCACGAGCGACGGCGATGGCCTTGCCCATCTCGGCGGCGCCAACCTTGCCCGTGGCAAGGAACGCGACTTCCATGTCGCGCGCCGCCGTCACCGAAAGGCGACCGAGATCGGCCGAGGATTGGGCGACAGCCTCAAGCTGGGCGGCGGTCGCGCCTGATGCCCGGCCAGCGCCTGAGAGCGCGGTGGCGACTGCCCGAACGGAGGCGTCGTTGGCAAAAGCCGCCGCCGTCAGACCGACAAAGGCCAGTGTGACCCCGGCAACAACACCGCCGACCACACCCATGGTCGAGCCGAGGGCACCGATCGTGCCGCGCAAGCCGCCGAAGGCCTGCGTCACCTGGCCACCCTGCTGCATCAGGATGGTCATCGGCGACATGCCGGTCGACATGGAGGCGATGACGTCGTTGAAGGTATATTGCAGCGTCATCAGCTGCATGCGGGTGAGACCGCTCGCCCCGCCAACGCCCTTCAGCGCCTTTTCGGTGGCGGCAAACCGCTCCTTGGCCAGCGCTTCGGCGGCGGCGTGTTCCGTCGTGGTGATCGCGCCACGCTTGGCGAGCGCGGCATAGTCGGCAAGCTCAGCATTGAGCCTGGCCTGCGCGGCTCCGAGCGGATCGATCTGGGCGCGCAGGGCATTGGCGCGGGTCTGGAAGCTTTCTGCTTCCCGCGCAGCCTCCTCAAAGACGGATGCCGAGTCCCTTGCGGACTTCGGTTCCGGGCGGCTGACGCCCAGCACTGTGTTGTAGCGCTTCTGTGATGCGTCGGCGTCGCCGGCCAAGCGGGCGGCTTCCGCCAGCCGCTTCAACCGAGCGACCTCGCGGTCGGTTGCCGCGCCTGCCGAATCCATGGCAGTGGAGATGCCGGCCATGGAGGTTTCACCGGCCTTGCCGACTTCCTCGAAGCTGCGCTTCACCTCCTCCTTGCCGGTGACGCCGATGCGGATCGAGATCTGCGGGCCACTCATTCGGAAAGGCTCTTGTTCCAGGCTTTGACGAGGATCGGTTCGATCTCGGGAAGAAGATCGATCAGAAGGGGATTGTCCGCGCCCATGGCTGCGGCAAGGGCGAGTGCCGCTGAAAGATCAAGCCCGGTGACGCCGTTCGGGCCGGCGCGGACCTGACCGCCGAGGCGCCGGATCACCTCCCAGGCGATGAGCGCGGCATCCCCTCCAGGGGCATTCACTGTGTAGGGGCAATCCGGGCACGGCTCCGGACAGGCCGAGCAATAGGATGCGCCCCCGCCGAAATGCCATTCGGCGAGAGCGATCAGACGTTTTTTTGTTCGAACCCGGTGAGCGCCGGCGCGACGAACAGCCGGTCGATGGCATCGAAGGCCGGGAAGATATCGAGCAGAGCGCCGATGGTCTCGGCGTCGGGATCTACGACCTTGCCGGCGGCATCGCCGACACCCTCCCAAGCCTCGATCGACTGTAGCGCCAGCGAGCGGGTGAAGGCGATACCAGCCTCGATGGTTGCGTCGGCACCTGCTGCCTTCAAGACGTCGGCAGCGGCCTGCCGGGCAACCAGGATAGCAGCGACCGTCACCGGCTTCACGCGGATGCGGACGCCATCGAGAATGTCGAGCCAGCGCGGCTCGGCTGCGGGCGGGGTGAGTTTCAGCATGGTGTCTCCGATCAATAGGATGCGACGTCGTTGATGAGGGTGACGGTGCAGGTCTTGTTGAGGGTTGGGTCCTTGGCGGCCTTCCAGGAAAACGCGCCCTGAATGCCTGCCGGTCCCTGGACCGGCATCTTCACCTTCGGCAGGAAGACGCTGTGGACGGTGATGGTGAGGGACTTGTTCGCGTTGATCGACCAGCCGAAGGAAAGTTCGCAAGGCAACCCGGAGCTTGCCTGATCGAGCAGGACCGTGTCGGCAAAGCGCACGGTGACGTTGCCGTCGAGCGCGACCATGGCCGGATCGACATCGGCAATGCGCCCGTCGGAGCGGATGACCTCCACCTTGTCGAGATTGTTGGCGTAGGAGAGATCCGCCGAGACCACCTGGCCGAGCGCCGTGCCGTTGCGGGTCACACTGCCGGAGAACTGCGCGAAGCGCTCGATGACTGCAGAGGTTGGTGTGCCGGCGGCCGAGGCGGCGGCGCGGGTCTCGCCCTGGGCGATCAGCGCCAAGGTGGCATTCAGCATGCCCGACCGCTGGAGCGCGATCTTCATGTTGTTGGCGCGCGCGCCGAAGTTCATGCCGTAGCTCGGCACCTCGGGCAGACCGATCTCGATCGCCATCGATGGCAGCGACAGGCTGCCGGAGACGAAGACATGCGAATTGGTGCCGCCCGTCAGCGTTGGACCGGAGACCGTACCGTTGGAGGGACCATCAGCGGCCAGCGTGAAGGCGTTGCCCACTGTGCCGAGCGTGTCATGAGTGACGGTCAGCGTGGTGCCGCCCGACGCGGCATAGGTGGCGGGCGTGACGCTCGCATTGACGCTGGCGTTGAGCGCGGTGGCGATCGCTGTGATGGTCGCCGAGAGGTTGGCGCCGATCTGGATTTGGTTGCCAGTCGGCGCGCTCGCCACGAAGGTGAAGGCAACGCCATTGATGGTGATGGTCGACGAGGCCGCGGGTTGAGCGGAGAAGACGATCGCCCCGGAAGCCGCGACGGTGCCAGTCGTGGTCGGTGCGCCCATCAGAAGCTTCAGCCAGGTGCCGAAGTTCCGGAGATCGACGGGAACGACGACTTCACCCTCGTTGTTGACGACATCGCGGCTCGGCGGCAGCGGTTCGCGACCGAGCCCGAGCAGGTCGCTGTCGATCAGTCCCTGTTCCTCGCCGAGCGAGGCCGAGACGAAGGGCAGCTTGCGAAAGCCGGATCCGGGCGGCGTGCCATAGGTCGCCTCGAAGGCAGAGCACAGGATTGCATTCGCACCGCGGGCGCGTGCCATGGAAATCTCCAGTGTTCGAAAATGTCAGTTGAGCGGATTGGTCGTGGCGTAGGTCATGACGACGGTCAGTTCTGCGTAGCGCCCGGGCACCGCGCCGAGCGTCTCGATATCGCCGCTGACGGGCGCCTCGGCCTCGATCCAGTCGCAGAGGCCAGACAGCGTTCGGTTCGCCGCAAGCCCCGAGCCGATGGCAGAGAGCAGCGCGTCGAGCGCCTGCTCGCGGGAGAGCGAGCCGGTGGCGTTGATCGCCAGTTCCACCACTACCCGATGGGAATAGAGATAGGTGGCCGGCGACAGGCTCACCTCCGGATCCCCCGGCTCGCCGTCGCGGATCACTACCAATCCACCTGATGGAATGCGCTCAGGCTTGGCGAGATTGCGTTTGACCTCGGCGCCGGGCACGGCCGCAGCGATCAGCGCCGCCAGTGCATCGAGCACGGTTTCACGTTTGGAGGTCATGCCTGATCCCAATGCTGCGCGATCAAGCCGGTCACACGACCGGCGTGTTTTTGGGCGGCGCGTTCGATGTCGAGGCGCTTGGCGAGCCGGACCTGCGGCACCAGGATGAAGACGACGCTGGTGGCGTCGCCTGACTTGCGACGGTTCCGAGCCGCCAGTCCCGCTTTCGAGACGCGGGTTCCGTCCGCCACCAGAAGCGACGGGCGACCGTGGCGATAGACGAAACGGAGCTTAATGCCTGTGCGCCGCTCCCAGCCCTGCGGCGTGATCTTCTCCCGCTTTCCGGCGATGCTGCGCCCGACAGATCCTGCCGCCGCCGTCGGAATGGCGAGATAGAGACCGCGCGGCGAACGGATCACCACGCCACGGCTGAAGGCATCGATGATCTTCGGTGCCTTCGACCAGACGAAGGCCGCCGCCTCCATGCTGGTCTTGGTTTCTGGATAGGTCGTGCCCCGCCAGGTCCGCGACAGCCGCTCGCCGAGGCCGACGGAGACGACGGCGGCCCGGAGATCGGACTTCAGGCCGGCAGATACCTCGTGCATCGCCGAGGTGATGGCGCGGGCGATGTTCTGTTCCGATCCAGCCAATGCCAG